AATAAATTTTTCCCAATTGTTCCAAACAATCCTGTTTGGTACAAAAAAATAGTGCATTGAAACATCCATGCGATGCATTACAGGTGCAATAAGTGGAGCAAATCTTACAAGACTTTCACATCCTAACTCAAATTTGTCTCCAGGTACACATTCTAATGTTAAAATAGGTGTTAAATTTCCCATGTCAGCAGATAGCTTGACATCGTGTGTTAAATCAAAGACATTCTTTTTTGGTCTGTTTAACTTAATCGAATTAAATAAATTCGGTTTCATTTGTTTTTTGTTTTAATTTTTTTAAAATTGGCGGTGACTAACCGCCTTTTGTTATAGTCTAATTCCGCCGCGTGATACATAGTATGTTCGGCTTACTTTACGCTTGCCATAACCGCGCTTTCGAGATGAGCGGCGATATGAGTTTCGTCTTCGCATTTTTTTGTTTTTAGTTTGTGATTAAAATATTTAAATAGTGCTTGTTCTACGTACTTTTTAAGTAACTCTTTTTCGGACATGTCTGCCGTATTATATAATTTTATTAACCTTAATATCTGTTCTTGTGTATATAATCTCATAATTAAAATTTAGGTATTATTCCTTTAATTATTCCTAGTATCTTATCTGTAAAATCTTCAGGTACATCTGAATTTGTTCTTAATGCTCTTAATATATCAGCATATATTTTTTGTTGGTTAAAATCTTCTGTAACATATTTTTTACTTGATAATTGTGTAGCTGCTTTTGTTGATTCTACAATAGCTTTTTGAACTGCTAATCGCTGATTTTCACTTAATTCTATAAAAGCATTTGTTCTAAATAACTTATCTATTTCACCTAATAATTTAGCTTTTTGATATCCTAATAAATCTAATTGAGATATTTTATTATTAGTATCTGCAACTTTGTTTGCTATTTCTTGTTTTGTAGCTTCATTTCTTAATTGTACTCCTTCAACTAATCCAGGTAATTGACCTGATAATCTTGCTATATCTAAATCTTTAAATTTAGTATTACTTGCTACATATAAAGCATCAGCTTTTGTTTTTAATATTTGGGCAGCAATAGCATCATTTTGTAAAGACATATTTTTTAATTGTTGATCTTGTAATTTTAATTGATTACTTTTTCCTAATACGTCTAATTGTGTTTCTTTAATTTGAGGAGCAACATAATCTGTACTACGTACAGGTTGTCCTAAATTTTGTTGATTATAAATAAGATTTGGGTTTAATCCAGCTTCTTTAAATCTTTGCATTTGTTGTTGGGGTGAATTATATAAATTCAACCTTTGTTGGTCTTTTAATGCATTTTGTCTGTTTTGATAATTCGTAAACATTTGTAATCCTGTATTCAATACTGAACTACTACTTGGGGCACCGCTTTTTGCCCATGTTGCTAAGCTTGACCATATACTCATACTTTTTGTTTTTTTATTTTTTTTTTGACACTATCGTCTATTTGTTTTTGTTCATTTCGTTGTGCGTCGTACCTCCTTCTGCCTAATTCACTTGCCAAATATAACTCTTTGGTGTCAATAAACACTAATATATCAAGTTGTATTAGTGTTTATTACTGACGCGCTTCGCTTGTCTTAATAAATACAACCTGACAAGTAAACTTGTCAGATTGCATTTCTTTTAATCTTTGATGTTTTCAACATCTTGATCTTTGATGTTTTCAACATCTTGTGATTCAATATCTTGAATCTGTTCTTCCGAAAGTTTTGCTTTCGTTTTTTCTACTTTGCTGCTTTTTAATCGTTCTTCGATTTCGGCTAGTTCTTTACGAGCAGCTATCTCTAGTTCTTGCCTTTCTGCTAAATCGAGTCTACGAGGATCTATTCCGTCTCCGTCTTCTCCTTCGTAAATTGGTTCTTTACCTCCACCTAATGGAAGACCATTTGCGTATCTTTGTAATAGTTCTCTAACTGACATTGATTGATCAGGTATTGTTTGACTTGGTTCGTTATTAATTTCATCGTCGTTGAAATCTTTTGCATTAAATATGTTTCTAATTTTCATAAATGATTGTTTTTACGTTCTAATTCTGCTGCTTTTTCCATTTTTTTAAAAGCAAAAATGTGTCTTTCTGATAATACTTTTTCTTGTTCTGTAAAGCTGGTAAACTCTTTTGATATTTCCAAATCTAATTGTTCGCTTATTTTAGCCATATATAATGCTATTTTATCCTTTTCTTGTTCGTTATACATTTTATCTTTGTAATAACGTGGCATAGCGATTTTTTTACCGTCTTCTATAGGAACATACATACGTTGTTCCAAATTATTTTTATGCCATTTTATCATTGCTTCGGTTAAATAATTACTGCCTAAACCTTTAGACATTACACTAAATTCCGGTTTTCTATCGTCATTTTGGTGTTGTGGTATTTGTTTCTTTTTTGACATATATTTTAACGTATAACCGATACTGGCATGACTAACATTGCCAATATGATAATTGCCAATAGTATGATTATTAAGAGCCCAAGCACGTTTAACGTGTTCTTGATTAGCGTTAAAAAGAATAATATGATAGTGAGGGCGTTTTTTTGTACTCCCGTACTCTCCAACCGCATAGTATTTAAGTTTTTCATTGCTTAATTTTCTTAATCTTTTAAAGAATTTTTGTAAATCTTTTAAATCTAATGACATGTAACCATTTGGTGTAATAGGTACATATTGTGTATCATATGTTAATGTTATAAAGAGAGCGGAATTGCTCCGCTCTCCTTCTTTAACTAATCGAAACGACCATCCTGAAGTTCGTCTTTTTCTACATGGAGGGCATTTCCCACAGGGAAATGGCATGTGTACACCTTTTGTTTGTTCTTTTTTGTAAAAAGGTGTTATGCAACGACTACTCATGTTAAAACATTGGAGTACCGAATTTCGGCATAGGCCTAACCGCCTTAATCTTGTTCAAAACATGACAATATAAGGAATCTCCCTCTGGGTCGTCTACTGCAAAAATACGTTTTGTTGCATCACAATTAATAAATGCTCCATTTAATGCAGGTTCTGTTGCAAATTTTCTACCCAAATGCCAATAATCTAATGTTGTTCGAAAATCTCCAGCAACTCTTGATGGCATAAATTTATATTCTGCATATCTAGGAACATAACCAAATGTTTGCTCTGCATTTGGTGTATATGCATATATTTCATTTGTTGTTACAGGTTGTTCTCCGATATGTGCAAATGATGGCCAAAAATAATCAAGAGTATCATTTTTAAGATAAGTTTTAGGTATACCCTGTTGATATGCAGTTTTAGGCATTACAGACATAATACCAATAATATAACCATGTTCTTCACAATAGTAAGATCCTGATTTTCCTGATGATACTGAAATACCATGTCCTGCCATATTACCCTGTGGTAATTCACCTACTGTTCCTGTAGTATTAACTATTTCACTTATAACTACAGGTGATTTTACACCTGTTATATATTCAGGTCTTTGTAATCTTTTATCTGATGATTTAACACCAAAATGTGTTAAAATGTTTTCAATATAACGTGTACCGCCTCTAGCATTCTTTTCTAACCACTCTTGTAGTCTAAATGCACGTCGTAAATCGTTAATTGTTGTTGGAGATACAGATAAACCATCTGTTTCTACAAATAATTGATCAGGTGCAAAAGGTGGTGTTGATGTTGCTGATGCAACATTTTGATTTGTATTACCTGGAGCTCCTTGTAAAACTGTGCCTCCACCTGTTGAAGTTCTAACTAATAAATCACCTGATAATTCACCTAATGGAATATCAACTGCTGCTCCTTTTTGAGCAAATGGTAAAGATGCAGTAAAATAATCATGTTCCCATGCTCTTTTACGCAATGAAAGTAAATCACCTTCTTGTGTACCAGGTACAGCTCCATCTGATAGTTTATAATTAATTGGTGCTATTAAATTTTGATCTCTATAATATTCATTATAAATCATTTGATATGCTGCAAATGGTATTGCGTTAATTTGCTGTGCAGAACCTGTAGCTGATATTGGAGGTACACCCATATAATCCATAAATTTGGTATATTGTGGGTATGCTGCAAATGTATTATTATAATTAATATAAGGTACAACTGCTCCGCTATTAGCATCTGTAATAAATTTTTCCCAATTGTTCCAAACAATCCTGTTTGGTACAAAAAAATAGTGCATTGAAACATCCATGCGATGCATTACAGGTGCAATAAGTGGAGCAAATCTTACAAGACTTTCACATCCTAAATCAAATTTGTCTCCAGGTACA